AATTTGAACGATTCGCACTCGATGTCTCGGCACTACAAAGCAATTTAGTTGTAGGGTTCTCATGGAGAACTGGTATTACTTTAGGGGATGAAAATCCAGCGTACTCAATGTGGAATCGGCTGAAAGATTATAGGGTTGAAAAGAAACTTGAGCCTTTTGATCTAAAAGATTCATCTAAATTAATTAATAGTTTCGAGCTAAATACAGGGTTTAAATTAAATAAACCTTTACGCACGCGTCTTATTCAGCAAGCTCAAGGTTATCCATGGTTATTGAAAAAGCTTTGTATTCATGTATTCAAAAAGCTAAAAGGAGGTATCTCACAGGATCAAATGTTGGTTAGTCAACTACAGATCTCAAATTTATTTCATGAGGATTTAGATAGGCCTGAAAAACAAAATTCATGTTTAAAATTTGTGGCAAAGAACTCTCCGATTAGTCAATATGAAGTTACTAAAGAGTTTGGGAGTGATACTGTTTTAGAGCTAATTTCAGATAGGATGGTAATTAAAACAGGTGAAAAATTATCAGTGTATTGGGACGTTTTTCGAGATTACTTGAAAGGAAATGACCTTCCAGTTATACCATGGTCATATATGCCATCAACATCTCCGAAAATGGTTTTGTTAATTCTTGATGTTGTAAACTCGTTCAAAACCATTAGCTTGGATGAACTGCAAACTAAACTAAAATATAGTCGGGGAACATTAATAAATGTTTTAATGGATTTGCAGTATTTTGTTCTCATAGACAGAGATTTAAATGGGAATATAGTTTGTAAACAGACTATCACAAATGTCCCTGAGTTTCTTCGTGAGCATTTTAAGAGTCATAGTGTTTTGTTAGAATTGGCAGAGAATATTGTTGATGCCGATTTAAGAAGAGTTCCTATCGATAAGTATGAATCTATAATAGCCCATACTTATAAGAATAAAGACGGTGGTTATCCTAAGTCTTATAGTTCAAAATTATTGGCTTGGTTACAATTTACGGGGCTGATAGCGGTTATCGGGAAATCTGTGGTTATATATGATGGCGAGTTGTTTTCCCCAGCATTTGGGGTGATTGATCTAGATAAAAGAGGGGCACGTAATAGAAGAGGATCACTTTTCTTAGCTGCTACTTCGCCAGAAAAAACACTCGAAGTAGCCGAGTATCTGTGCGCCAATAAAAAAATGAGCCATTCATTCATTCAGGCGAATAAACATAGGAATGCAGTGCAGGATTTAATTTCTTTAGGTTTTTGTTCTCGACAAGATGATGGTGTGGTGATAAATAATAAAATAGAAGTTATATTAGAAAGCATCAGCCTTGAAAGGGCTTTAGCTAGGTTAGTCACTGAATCTCCAGCTATCAAAATATTAAATGCTTATGTAAATAAATTTGGCGATGATGATAAAAAAATGATGGGGGCAGCACTAGCAAAAGAACTTGAGAGAACATGGACACCTGCATCTACTACTAGATATATTTATGCACTAATGAGATATCGAAATTTCGCATTGGAAACTTTATAATTATTAGATCATAGGGCGAAAGCCCTATGATTTTACTTTTACACCCCACCATGACATCAATTCTCTGCGTTGTTCTAAATAAATAGAACGATTATACGCCCGCCGTACTTCATTTTTATCTATATGCGCTAAAGCTGATTCTATAATATCGGAATTAAAACCAGACTCGTTCAACGCTGTGCTAGCTATAGAACGAAGCCCATGAGCAACGAGTTTACCTCCATATCCAATACGTTTAAGTGCTGCATTTGCAGTCTGACTATTCATAGGTTGCTTAGGGTCATTCCTACTGGGGAAAACATGTTCACGATGAGCACTAATCGGTTTCATCACTTCCAGAATATCTAACGCCTGAGGCGATAAAGGTACAATGTGTTCACGCTTGGCCTTCATCCGTTCGGCTGGAATCGTCCAGAGTTTGGCATCGAGATCGATCTCTTCCCATCGAGTACCAGAAGCCTCAGAAGGGCGCACTAGGGTCAGGAGCTGCCACTCAATAAAACAGCGAGTCGGAACAGACAGATTCGACATGACCAGAGAACGCATCAGCTTAGGTAATTCTTCTGGTCGTAGCGTGGGCATATTCTGCTTTTTGGGTTTCTCAAATGCCATTCCAACACCTGATGCCGGGTTAGCATCAATCAGGCCGGTGTTGACTGCGTAAATCATTATTTCGTTAATGCGCTGGACCAAGCGGCGAACTGTCTCCAGTGCCCCTCGTGCCTTGATTGGCTCAAGTGCATCAACAATCGTTCTGGCCTTTATCTCCTGTACGGATATCGCACCGATTGCCGGAAACACGTCTTAAGCCAAAGAACGCCAAATATCCTTTGCATAATCTTCTGTGAGACTTCTGCTTTTTATCTGGAACCAGTAAGCAGCTACTGTTGAAAAAAATGCTGTCTAACTAAATCTGGCGTTGTTCTGACACTGGTTCCTGTTGCTACTGTGGATCTATGCCATGCGCGAGCGTGGTTAAGTGCTGGTCGCCTATCTGACGAGTTGCTACGACAGTAAGGCCAGAATATTACCCGAGACTTAAATTAGTTCTACTACCACTAACCGCACGTTGATAGCGGAAGCGCCAGAGTTTTTTTACCAGTGGTTTTGACGAGTAAGAATGGGTCATCACCATTATGAAGGGTGACGTCTTTTTCACGGGGTTAGCTTTGAGGATCTCGTATGTTAGTGAGGGGCCGTGTGATGCGTGGCATGTCTGGATCCCTTCCAACATTGGTCACGTTTAATGGAGCTCAGTAGGACGTGTAGTTAAACGTGCACCAATTTCCTCTGGACTCAGCCGGTTGTTGTCGGACAATCCCAGACACAAAAAAGCCCGCCAGGTTTTCACCTTACGGGCTTTCAGGACTTCATCTCAGGCTCTGGTGACCATCGACAAAGGATTTTGGTGGAGCTGGCGGGAGTTGAACCCGTGTCCGTTTTTCTTTAAGCGGCTGAAATATAATATCTTATAACACGCTTATTTTTCTGCGGCTCCTTCACGGCTCCTTTTACGTCCCGCCACTGACCAGCTTTGGTCTTTTCTCGGTGTTGCCGTCGTACTCCTTCAGATAGGATCCGTAATGCCTGAAAAGCATCTCTGGTCCTTTATGCCCCATCTGTCCAGCGAGCCAGAAAAGGTTAGCCCCCTGGCTGATGTGACGAGTCGCAAAAGTATGACGGGTCTGGTACGGATTTCGGTACCGGATCCCCGCCTTACGTAAAGTGGGCACCCATGCTTTTTTTCGTATTGCATCGGCGCTCGCCCATGGCTTATTTGTTTTCGGATCCTCAAAGATGGTTGCGTCTTTCATAAATGTGAAGGTCTTCTGGGACGCGAGTACCGCCATAGCCGAATCGTTGAGCTCGACTTTACGAGTTCCAGCTTTTGTTTTGGTTCCCTTAATAACGCCGACAACGCTCGCGCTCTGCACGTGGGCCGTTTTGCCGATAAAGTCGATATCGCGCCAGCGCAGTGAGCAGAGTTCTGAGCTGCGTAACCCCGTCTGAATGGCGAACATAAACAGATTTTCCCATTGCTTGTTGCCAGCGGCAGACAAAAGAGCATCCACCTCTGCGGGGGAAAGCGGATCGACAATGTAATCGCTATCAGCACTTGTTTTATCACTTTGGTAGCGCGATGCGGTTACCAGAGATACCGGGTTAATTTGTAGTACGCCATCGGTAACGGCTTCATCAAGCGCAGAACGCAGGAATGACAGCTGATTGCGTATGGTTTTCAGAGTTGTTGTCCGGCTTTGTATCCATGCTTTCATCGCAGCTGGAGTCAACTCACTGGCCGGGAATGAATGTAAGGCAGCCAGTGCACTCCGGCATTTTTTATAACCACCGATCGTAGAAGGTGATAATTTTCGCGTCTCACATATGCCAATGTATTCATCAAGGTACATTTTGACAGTCTTACCGGCAGCAGCATTACCGAATATTTTTAATCGTGCTGATCGCGGAAAATACTCAGCATATACGAAGGTACCGCGCTCAATTTTATTGTGGATTTCGCCCAGTGTCCGCTCGGCATATTTGAGGTTTTTACTGTTCACTTCCAGATTGGAAAGGGGTTCACGACACTTAACCCTTTTGTATGTGAAAGTTATATTTATCGTCTCTCCCTGGCTGTGTTTCCTTACGGTCACGCCGCGCGGAAGTTTTGGCGATTCTTTCTTGCCCATTTAGCGACCTCACTAAGATCTATCCATCTTTCCTTAACGCCTTCCACTTTCAGCACCTGAACACCTTCCAGCCAAACGCCACGCTGTATACGCTTGTTTATGGCCTCAGGCGACTCGCCAGTTTCTTTGCAATAAGTCGAGATTGGTACACAATCGAGGTTCAGCATAGTTTTCTCCACTTAGCCCGGCTGCACCCGGGCGTTTAACATTATTGGCTGGTGGCAGGAATTAACCGCTGCCAGATTGCCGAAACGTACTTTGCCTGATGCCGGGCATCAGCCAGGGCATTATGCAAATCGCCTTCAAAAGGTATTTCGTATCGCGGGTTGAAGCCCACCGCGCGCCCAAGCGCCACCATCGTTCTCACGTCTCGATCATTCCAAAACTGCCAGGGGCAGTGAAAACCGTGGCGCTCAAAGGTCGCCCTCAGAATGACGTTATCGAAAGTTGCCCCGTTCCCCCAAACCTGCAGGCTGTCCGGAACGCAATGATCATCAATCAGTCGAACAAGCCCGCCGATGGCATTGGTGATGTGAACCCGGTTGTCACTGGTTATTGCCGCTCGCGCTTCAGCGCTTTGCTTCAACCACCACAAAATAGTGCTGGGGTCGGCAACCGCGTTAAAAACCATAGACGACTCCAGATCAGCAACAGCATAGTATTCCGGTCCCAGCTCGCCGGTAGAGGGTTCAAAAAAAACAGCACCAATCGTGATGATCGGGGCCGTGGGCTTGTTGCCCATGGTTTCGAGGTCAATCATTAAGTGGTTCATTGGATATGCTCTTTATTCGAAATTAACAGCACGTAGGCTGTATTTGCCATATACAACTTTAAGGTTGTTTTGCCAATACACCTTCATCCCTCGTGGCCTACCTTAAATGACTTAGCGGCGATGACAGCAGCTAGGCGTGCAGCTGCAGCTTTTTGTGCGGCCACGCTGGCAATGACAGTCGGCCGCTCTTTTTCGGTATTAGCGCAGATACCTCCCCAGTTCGAGATGAGGAAGAAATCTTCCAGTTCCGCCGCGGTAGAGTTCAGCGCCAGCTCTTCCAGCATCAGCACGATCCCGCGAGGATGGTACTGGCTAAGCAGAGACCGCATGGCATAGCCGAATGCGTTAATCATCACTGCGTGGAACTGGATGTACTCCCGCTTATATTCCGCCTGATTGGTACCATTGCGCACCCAGTCAATGCCGGTCAGGCCAATCCAGCTCTGCCAGATATCATGCACGTCTTCCTGACGCGGCGGCTCTCTGCCAGCGTTAATAAATTTGGCAGTCGCATCGCTAAGGGCTTTGAAGCTGACCCAGAGGTCGCTTTTGCACGGCACAATATTGTGCTCGAAGTCGACGATCTCAGAAAAAACGGAGTGAGAGGTCAGGAACGACACCATACTCTGAGCTGTTTCGTTGCGCCCGTCATACGCCATATTGATGGCCGCCGACGGCTTTGACACGTTGTTGTTGATGTCCGAAAAGAACTGCTGGCGCGTTTTTAGTGGCAGCTGGTGCGTCAGCATCAGGGGAACGCTAATCGGCTCGCCAACTTTTCGGCAAAACTCGGCAATACCTGCAGCGCGGTGCTGGCCATCAAACAGCTTGATCTCCGCGTCCATTGGGAAGCGCACCACGCCGACGTTAGTATTACCGAACTCTTCGAACTCGATCTCTGAGTTGCAGTTACCTACCAGCGGCGGAATGATGTACGGCTCTTTATTCTCATGAGCGTTCACAAGGTATTCGTAAAACTTCCGCACGCGGGCTGGGTTGATCTCACGCTGGGAGCGCTCAAGGGTGCTGCCCACGTTATCGGAAGCCAGTACGCGCGCCAGAGTGCGGCCAGGGACGGACATCAACAGAGTGAGCGTGCCGCCCTGTAATCCCCGCGAAGCCGGGAACTCGAAGTAGTGTGTCATTTTGGTGCTCATATAACCTCCCCGGCGCGCAGCTTGGCGGCGAACTCACGTAACTCATGCACCTCTGCGCTCTTGGACGCAGCGATTGATCCAATGGCGTGAGTGTCAGGATGAAGTGAGAACAATTCTTTGCTTTTTCGATCGGCAAACATCTCCACACCTTGCGCCCGCTGCTCGCGATCCTTTTCTGTGCTACTCAGTGCAGTAATCGCACCTATGTGCGCCAAATTTAGCGCCTCCAACCGAGAGGCCATTTCCCGTACCAGTTCAGAATAAACGCCGGTCTGCTTGATGCTGGTGGAGTAGCTGTGCGCCGTTCTGACCAGCTCAATGATGGTCATTTTTGCCAGTTGCTCTTTCATTGGCGCGCCTCGCTCAGTTCATTGAAGCGGTTCATGAACAGCCCATAGGCCTGGCCCGGGCGCAGTGGTACCACCTGAATCAGATCAGACGCGGGGATGCCCTCAAGGATCAGCCACGGTGTACCATCATCAATCTCCAGATCGCGGCGTTCGGTCGCCAGCATGGTGAGATCTGCATATTTGACCAGGTCGGACTGATGCAGGGGCAACCCGAACTTAGAGCGGATCAGATCATCAACGAGCGTTTCGATCCGGCGGTAGTCCGGCAGCAGCCTTTTGAGCGGCGCGGGGATGTCCTGGCAATACGCTTCAGCGGCATCATGCAAAAGTGCTTCAAAGGCGTATTCCTGCGGCACTATCTGGCTGCACAGAACGGAGTGCTGCGCCACGCTGTAAAATTCCGGCAGGTGACCGGCAAAGCGGCAAATATTAGAGAGGGCAGTGGCGATGTCCTCAATATCGACATCGTCTGTTTGCGCGTTCAGGTAATCAAAATGCTTACCGCTCAGGGTTTGAATAAAGGACATCGTTAGTTCTCCGTGTTATTTCGCGCTGCACCGCGTCGAATTTTGGATGCAGCAACCCAACCCATTGCGATGGGGTAGTTGCTGCAGACTTTTTTACGCTGCTGGTTTTTGGTCTTGCGGTTCTTTATAAGAGAGGAGGTGGCACAGGCCGTTTACCACCTTGCTGAACTGGAACAAATCTGCACCTGCCTGATGACGCCATTGATATGCATGGTCATCTTCCGGATTGAAGGTAAAATCCTGGGTATCAATGCGGCGGAAATGGAAGTTTTCCGTCAGCAGGAAATACATACCCGCACCTACGAGCTCCATCTGGTCAACTGTAAATCCGCTATTCAGGCTCTCGATGATCTCTGCCGCAACTGAATTATGTTCAGCCGAATAGCGAATGGTTTCCTTCTGATCTGCGTGTCTTGAGAGCTGGATATAGTCACCAACAGCGAAACCATCGAACGCTTCGCTGTTACCGGCCAGGTGATTCTGCAAGCGAGTTGTCAGGCCGTTCTTTATGTCGCTGATATGGATCGTTTCGGTCTTAACTGAACCAATTACCTTAATCAGGAGACCGCAGGCCAGCGAAGCAATATTTTTGTTCGAAGTGTTGATCACCAGAAGGTTATCGGCGGAGTTATACAGCGCCAGGATGAGGGAGGATTTAACGAAAGCCTTTTTGCACAGATCGACTTTCACCTGATCAGCAATCTGGCGGCGCTCGACACGCTTAACTTTTTCGCCTCTGAGTAGCTCAATTTCGTTAACGCGCTCCTGCGTTTCGCGAACTACAACCTGTGCCGGTAATATTTTCTGATCATGGCGAATCACGATCGCATATCCGCCAGTAAGCGGTGTTACCAGTTCGCCTGTAACCGGATTTGGCACGAATGACGCCCGGGAAAGCTCGGTTTCGCCAATATCGCTGTAGGGCAGCTCCAGCAGGTGACCCTCAACTGCTTCAATGCTTGGCAGCTTAGCCCGATAAACTATGGCGCTGCGGAACTTGGATAATTTCATTGGTTAGATCCTCTGCACAAGGGGTTAGTTTCTCCACACAACACAGAAGAGCACCTGCGGTCGGGGCCGCCCGGGTGGATTGGGTTATGAGCCCGTCGCCCGGTGATGCTCTTTTGTGTTGGGTAAAAAAGTGCGGCGCCCTCACGGGATAAGATCAGACGCCGCCAAAGTAGCAACACAGCGATTACGAGGCCAATGTGTTCAGGTTTGTTAAATTCAAGAAAGAGATGCAACGAATTCAGCAAAACTGAGTGCTTCTTCGCCCTCAGCTAGGCCATCAAAATATTCTTCGTATGCCTTTTCCATCCTCTTACCCTCATGTATCTATGGCGTAACATTCAGCGAAGCATCCCCATCTTCATACGCCTGGGGCGGCTACTTCGTGGGCGTCCTGCCTGTTCGCTGTTGATGCTTGGATTATGCGCATGAGAATAAGTTTAGTCAACAAAGAATAATAAAAAGTATTCCCGTGGGATTTTGTCCACGGAAGGATTGAGTGATTTTTTTTGCAGAAGTTGCTATATCGTGCTTATATACTGGATAGGTATACAGTTAAATTTGCCTGGTCGATAACAGATTCACAGGCGAGAAAGGGGGGCAGTATGGGGACGTGGTTAGTCAGAACAGAGGCTGGAAAGTTTGATTACTCTCCAGCTTCTGACAGTGAGGTGGTTCACTTATTCAATTCAGGGATGAAGACTTGCATTATTGGGCCGACCACATCTTCTGGTGACCGTACCGATGCCAATGGGATCCGAGGGTCGTCTACTGATAGAAAACCTACTCCATCCCCTGATATGTGATACCTGAAGACAGAGATAACACCAGAAATAGAGGTGAGAACGAGGTCATTGTTGGCTGGCTTCTGTTGCGGATTCACGATCACCACGGCCCCGGTTGGAGCTTGAGCTATCCCTGTGTTGCGCTTGATAAAATATGCACGATAGTGGTCAGGCACCTCAGCAAACCAGGTAACTACTTCGCCGGTATCTCCGTTCTCGTCATAAACCTTTACCAACTTCGATACATCGACCTTTTGTAGAGAGGAATCGCCACCACCATACATAGAGCCAGCCCCATTGATTAGCCAGTCTGCGCTAATCCCTAATGCTGCGGCCAGCTTACCGCTGTGCTTGGAGGTTTTACTTCCTCCTGCCAGAATTTTAGAAATAACAGATTGTTCAATACCCGCAGCTTTTGCGAGTTTTGTCTGGCTATGGAAGCCAGTTTCCGTCATGGCCTGAGCCAGTCGTTCGCCTAGTGTTTTCATCCTTCAAAGTTATTCCTGCAAGCATACCCTGTCAAAGTCGCTAGCGACTTGCATAAATCTATTCCCTAAAGCATAATCGAGAATAATTATGAAGGAGGGAATAAACCCATGAATCACGTTATCGAGAAAGCTATCAACATTGCTGGGTCGCAATCTGATCTGGCAAAGCAGGTCGGCGTTGGCCAGTCCACGGTAAGTAAGTGGTTAAACGGCGCTGAAATCAGCTCCCGATACATTTCGGCACTCGTCAAAGCAACAAACGGTGAAGTTACTACAGAGGAGATTTTGAAGTCTCTGCCATCTTCGTCGCCGGTAAATCCTAACCAAACGGCAGCATAACCGTAACTACCAAAGGAAAACGATCATGGTAGACAGCATCAAGGCAGCAATTACGGCTATGTGCAAGGCCCACCCGGGCGGACGCTTGGGCATGGCTGCTGATCTCGGTATGAGCATCGACACGTTTCACAACCACATGTACCAGAAGTGCGGAAGCCGATTCTTTACCCTGGCTGAGCTGGAGCGAATGGAAGACCTCTCAGGTATTTCCATGCTGGCGGAGTATGCCGCCGCGCGTGTCGGGAAATTGCTGGTGGATGTACCCAGGCCGGAAAGCGTCGATAACGTCGATCTTTATTCCCTCGCTATGCAGGCGAACGCGGCAAAAGGGCTGCTGGCGCAGGCGCAGATAGAAGCAGCTGGTGATGGGGTGATAGACCGTCACGAGAGGAAAAAGCTGTCTGAGCTATTCCGTAAAACCATCCGGCACCAGTTCCATGGGTTCATGGGGTTTATGGCGCTATACGGAGTTTCGGATCAGGCGGTCGATTTGTTCGTGACATCCAGAAAAGGTGACGCCCCGAGTGTGCAGCTCGAGGCGTCTGGTGCGTCATTTCAGTAAGTGGAGAACTAACGCATGAACAGTTTAAACCGATTCAGGCCAGCTAAGCAATTTCGTTGCCGTCCGCTGGTGGGTAATGCCCCGTTCGGCTACGACGAAATATTACGTACAGCCGACGGCAGCCACAACTACCAGCCAACTGAAGAACTGGTAGGCGCATTTTCCGCAATGAACGAGAAAGGGCGTGATGAGTGGAAGAACTTGACCGGCGGTACCGGGATCACCGGGGGATTGAAGTGCACGTCATTGGTTATGACCGGGAAAAGCGGCAGGTCATCTTCATGCGCAGCGGTTACCCGCACGAGTGCATGCAGCCTGTTGAGCGGTTCAGGGAGAAATTCAGAAGGGTGGAAGGATGAGCACTAAATTAACCGGCTACGTCTGGGACGCATGCGCCGCTTCAGGCATGAAGCTCTCCAGCGTGGCTATCATGGCCCGTCTGGCAGACTTCAGCAATGACGAGGGCATCAGCTGGCCTTCCATCGGCACCATTGCCCGTCAGATTGGCGCGGGCGAAAGCACCGTGCGTACCGCGATCGCGCAGCTGGAAAAAGACAACTGGCTTTCGCGTAAACAGCGCCGCCAGGGAAACCGCAACGCGTCGAACGTCTATCAGCTGAACGTGGCAAAGCTTCAGGCTGCTGCATTCTCTCACCTGTCAGAATCTGACCCGTCAAATTCTGACGCATCAAAATCTGATGCATCAAAATATGACCCCTCAAAATTTGAGGCATCAAAAAACAGGGCTGGCGGCAGTTTTGACCCGTCAGAATCTGGCGGGGATCCGTCAGTAAAATCAACTACAGATCCACAAGTAAAACCAAAACCCTCTTGTCAGGTTGCGGGGCAACCCGACCGTGAGGTTTTAATTACTGATCAGGCCAAACAGGTTTTAACCCACCTGAACCAGAAAACCGGATCCCGGTACCAGGTCTGCAAATCCTCGCTCGAGAACATCCGCGCCCGGCTGGGTGAGGGCTTTACCCGTGAAGAACTGGTTCTGGTTGTTGACTACAGCACAGCGAAGTGGGGCGAGGACCTGAAAATGGCAGAATACCTTCGTCCTACCACTCTGTTTCAGCCGACAAAATTCCCGGCGTATCTGCAGGCGGCGGCGAGCTGGGAAAAAGCCGGGCGCCCGGTTCGTGAAAACGGGCAATGGGTCAGCACCATGGTGGCCCGTTCCAGCTATGACAACGTCGATTACTCGCAGATTCCTGAGGGGTTCCGGGGATGAGTGAATCAGCAGCGTCAGCTTCACGCACCTGGCAGCGTCCGTTCCTGAAATGGGCTGGTGGCAAATACCATCAACTGCCTGATATTGATCGTCTGATCCCTGCCGGGTTGCGACTGATTGAGCCGTTTGTGGGTGGCGGTTCCGTGTTCATCAACTCCGTTAAGCACAGTTCCTTCCTGCTGGCGGACGTTAATGCGGACCTGATCCACCTCTATCAGATGCTGGCCGTGGCGCCGGAGGCCGTGCTACGGCATGCCCGCCTGCTGTTTGGCTTTATGAACAGCGCTGAAGGTTATACCGCTGTTGCTGACGAGTTCAACGCGCAGCTGCTGGGCGGGCCGGAGCGCGCCGCCGCTTTCCTGTACCTGAATCGCCACTGCTTTAACGGGCTGATCCGGTACAACCTCGCAGGTAAATTTAACGTCGGTTGGGGTAAGTACCCTAATCCGTATTTCCCGGAAAAGGAGATCGAGGCGTTTACAGCGCTGGCGCATAACTGCGTATTCATGAACGCGGGTTACCGCCGCACACTGTCGCTTGCTGGTGAGGGTGATGTCGTTTACTGCGATCCACCTTACGAGCCTTTACCAGGCACCAACGGTTTCACGAACTACGCTCCTGGCGGATTTAACTGGGACGATCAGGTCGCGCTGGCAGAGTGTTGCGTTGCCGCCCACCAGCGTGGCGCCGCAGTTGTGATCAGTAACTCCAGCGCACCACGTATCACCGAGCTTTACGCGCAGCATGGCTTTGCGATGCATCACGTTCGCGCCCGCCGTTCAATATCCAGCAAAAGCAGCACGCGTGAAACCGCAAATGACATCGTTGCAGTTCTCGGAGGGATGAGCAGTGGGAAATAAACCTTTAACCGTTCGCCAGCGCGAAGTGCTCGATCTGCTGGTGGCTTTCCAGAAAACGCACGGCTACCCGCCTTCGCAGAAAGAAGTTGCCGACCTTATGGGGGCATCCTCACCGAACGCGGCCACTGACATGTTGCGCGCACTCCAGCGTAAAGGCGTGATCACCCTGGTGCCGGGTGTAAGCCGGGGCATCTCGATTAACAGCGAGAGCGCAGAGGATGTAGCTATCTCATTACTGCGCTCGCTGGTGGCTGGCGAGAAAGATGCCCGGGAAGAAGCGATCGCCTTCCTCGAAATGCGCGGAGTTGCCGTATGAAACTGACGCTGCCATTCCCGCCGAGTGTTAACACCTACTGGCGCGCCCCGAATAAGGGGCCGCTGGCCGGGCGCCATCTCATCAGCGCCGCCGGGCGCAAATATCAAAGCGATGCCTGCGCGGCGATCATTGAGCAGTTGCGCCGCTTACCTAAGCCGTCAGCGGAAGCCGCTGCGGTTGAAATCATGCTGTACCCGCCGGACGCCCGCCGCCGGGACATCGATAACTACAACAAAGCGCTGTTCGACGCGCTGACGCACGCTGGTGTATGGGAGGACGACAGCCAGGTAAAACGTATGCTGGTGGAATGGGGGCCAGTGATAAAGAAGGGAAGGGTAGAAATCACGATCAGCAAATTTGAAACCGTGGCGAGTGCAGTCGCCGAATAAGTGGAGAAGAGCATGAACGAGTTAATCAACGTAACCAGCGCGCTGACGATGTCCAGCCGTGAAATTGCCGATCTGGTGGAGTCTCGCCACGACGATGTTAAGCGATCAATCGAACGCCTGGCTGAGCGAAGCATTATTCAACTTCCGCCACTGGCGGATGTTAAAAATCACCTCAATCAGACGGTATCCGTTTACCTGGTGAACAAGCGTGACAGTTATGTCGTTGTGGCGCAGCTGTCGCCCGAATTTACCGCGCGTCTGGTTGACCGCTGGCAGGAGCTCGAACAGACGCAGCAAATCCCTGTGCCACAATCTCTGCCTGATGCGCTTCGCCTCGCTGCGGATCTGGCAGAGCAAAAGCAGAAGCTGACGGCAGAGCTGGCCGCCGCGGCGCCGAAGGTGGAGTTTGTAGATCGCTACTGTACTGCCAGCGGATCCATGTCGTTCCGTCAGGTGGCGAAATTGCTCGGTGCCAAAGAGCCAGAGTTCCGCCTGTTCCTCATCGATAACAACATTATGTACCGGCTGGCGGGCACGCTGACACCTCATCATCAGCATATCGATCTCGGTCGGTTCGAAGTTAAAACCGGCACTTCAGCAACCACCAATCACGCATTCAGCCAGGCGCGCTTTACGGCAAAAGGCATCAAGTGGATCGGCGGCCTATGGGCTGAACATCTGGCGAAAGGAAAAGCGGCATGAGGGCACTGCTCAAACCGGTCGTTGTCCGGGAGCTTGGTGTGGTGATGTTCCGTCCCGGAGCAGAGTTGCTGGCGCACTTCAGCCGCGGGCGCATGTTGCTGGAGAACGAACCGGAACGTCTGGCCGGGTTACCGTCCGGGCAAATCCCGCCCGCCGCGCAGCCGCTGGCAGAAGATCCGATGCTGGTACCGGTGTTTGAAAACGAGAAGGTGATCGCGCGCGCCGGCGGCATGTCTGGGCTGGAAAACTGGCTGATGCGCGGCGGTGAATGTCAGTATCCGCACGGCACCTATCACATGGAAAACGTGACGGCATTTCATCATGCGCCCGGCGTGATCCGCGTCTGCTGGCACTGCGATAACACACTGCGAGGCCAGTCTACCGAGCGCCTGGCGGGCATCGCCCGGACGAACCTGGCGCAGTGGATCATTGAGTTCGTACGAATGGCTCTGGGCTTTGATGATACCCACCAGCTGACGATCCCGGAGTTGTGCTGGTGGCTGGTGCGTAACGATCTGGCTGACGTTATTCCCGAAGAGCTGGCGCGCCACGCGTTGCGCCTGCCGGTGGCGACCATGCCGTCGGTGTATCGCGAAAGCGAGCTGGTACCGGCGCCGGCGGCCACCAGCATCATTGAGGAAAAGGCGAAGCAGGTGCTGGCACTGCGTATCGATCCGGATTCGCCGGAATCCTTTATGCGACGCCCGAAGCGTAAGCGCTGGGAGAACGAGAAATACACCAGGTGGGTAAAGGCGCAGCCGTGCGCCTGCTGTAGCAGTCCTGCTGACGATCCCCATCACGTCATTGGCTACGGTCAGGGCGGAATGGGCACCAAAGCGCATGACCTGTTCGTGATACCGCTGTGCAGAGCGCATCACGACGAGTTGCACGCTGACATGAAGGCGTTTGAAGAAAAATATGGCACGCAGCCCGAGCTGCTGTTGAAGACATTAGACCGCGCGCTGGCGATCGGCGTACTGGCGTAAACGGAGTGGAGACCGCGATGAACCTCGAATCATTACCTAAATTTTATTCCCCGAAATCACCGAAGCTGAACGACGAGACGCCAGCCACCGGCGGAGACGCGCTGACGATCACCGATGTGATGGCCGCCCAGGGCTTTGTTCAGGCTCAGGCTTCACTCGGATTTAATCTCTTCTTAGCCAAAATGGGGATCCAGGATCCACAGCCTGCTATAGAAGGCCTGTTTAATTACGCGCTGGCGCTGAGAAACCCTGTGCTGAATAAGCTTAGCGATAAAGCACGGCATGAAATCGTCGGCTGTCTGGTCCGGTTCGCGTACGCTGATTATTCCCGATCTGCCGCCAGTAAAGTTGTGTGTGAACACTGTAGCGGGGAGGGTGTTCGCCGTTCCCTTCAGGACGTCGTAAAGCATCCCGGTGTGAGAGGCGTTGAAGCGAAGGTAAAACAAGAAGTGGTAGAGGAACTGTGCGAACACTGCAACGGGAAAGGAGAGGTCAGCACCGCCTGCCGCGGTTGTAAAGGTAAAGGTATCGTGCTTGATGAGAAGCGTACCAAGCTGCATGGCGTGCCAGTGCAGAAGATCTGCGGTCGCTGCAATGGTCACCGCTTCAGTCGTGTTCCCACCAGCTTGGCCCGCGCGGTTGTGGAACGACTGGTGCCGGATTTGACAAAACACCAGTGGTATAGCGGTTATGCTGAAGTCATCGATAAGCTGGTAACAAAGTGCTGGCAGGAAGAAGCTTATGCGGAGAAACTTTTACGCAAAGTAACAAGATAGAAGCATTATTTTGAATTTTAGCTACACAATGCTTGCAAAATTCGGAAAATGCGGTTAGGCTTTTTCCAACGATGGGCGTTATATATCCAGCGTTACTAAACCCGCTTCCGAGCGGGTTTTTTTATGCCAGCAATTCTCCGCGCCACGCTCGGCGCACTTCAACCACAGAGCCTTTCAGAGGTGAGCCAGAGTGATGGTCGGTGTGACCCTCTCTGTGGGCTGACCATTTCTGAGCGCTGGCTCATCCCCTAAAAGGAAAGTCACCATGTTTGGTATCTTCAAAAAGAAAGCCCGTAAAGCCGTTGTCGAAGTAAAGAAAATGGAAAATCGCGATGCGGTCGAAGCTACTGTGTGGGGCGCTTACTCCATAGCATATGCAGACGGTATCTGTGATGCGAAAGAAATCGCCGTGCTGGAGAAAACCATCTCAGCATTACCAGCATTCGCGCCGTTCGCCGGTGAGATCGCGCAGATGAGCAGCAACATTCGCGCACGTTACGAAGCATCGCCGCGTTCTGCTAATGCCCAGGCACTGCGTGAACTGGCAGACGTGGCTGGTACTGACGATGCCGTTAATGTTCTCTGCCTCTGCCTGGACATTGCCGATCATGATGGGATCGGTGAGGAAGAAGAGGTGCAGCTGAAGAAAATCGCGCAGGCGCTTCAGTTGCCGCTGGATCAGTACCTGTGATCGGTAAGCTCCGCTGGGCAGCCGCTGCGGTACTGCTGTTCCTGGTGGTGGCGATCGACTTCACGGGAAAAATGATGTCGATCCTGGCAGACGGCGTGCTGGTGGCCGGAGCTATCGTATTACTCTGGCCGCTTGTTAAAGCCAGCAAATAACACTTTGTAAAGGGCACCCGCAGGTGCCTTTCACAAATTGTGATAAAAGTGAGATTTTAGAAAAAATTTCATTATGTTATTTTCATCAAACTCGGTCGCTGGCTATTATTCAAAACGAATAAAAGAGTACACATGGCAGTACTTTTTATGATGAGACAGTTACAATAGTAGCGGCCACCTCTCATCCTTGACCAGCGCCCCAATCGCTGGTCTTTTTTTATCCGCTATTAGCTCAACTGGTATGAGCAAGGAGTTTCTGCCTATGCGATTTGGGGGCGAGTCCTTGATGGCTGACCATTGACTAAGATGATGAATTCGAATTAATGTATTGATGTGGTGAATCCCCCTGTGCGGTGGGGCGATCCAGGATATGCACATATGCATCGCGGGTTCTGCGTACTGGCGCAGGCTCACCGGGAGGCACCCGGCACCGCACCTAATTGTTTTCTTATAGGCCTGCTCTTACGAGCGGGCCTTTTTTATTTCCCCTCATCTGAGAGGATCCACAGCAATGACGAGGGGGCTAAATGTCCGAACCTGTATCCGGATCTGTTGCAGCTGCGAGTGCATTAACGGGGGCCAGCGTTTATGGATTGCTGACCGGCACTGATTATGGTGTCGTGTTCGGCGCGTTCGCTGGTGCCGTTTTCTACGTGGCCACTGCAGCAGACCTGACGATTTTCCGCCGATCTGCATACTTCATCGTTTCCTATTTTGCCGGAGTATATGGTTCCGGGCTGGTGGGCTCCTGGCTCGCAAGCATGACCAGTTACAACGACAAGCCGCTTGATGCACTGGGCGCGGTGCTCCTGTCCGCCGTTGCTATCAAGACACTCACGTTTTTCAGCGAGCAGGACCCGCTGACGTTATTGCAAAGGTGGAGAGGAGGAACCAATGGTAATAAGTGATCCTCTGGTGCTGACCAACGTAATGACATGCACCGCGATTGTTCTGCGCCTGATGATGTTCCGTAAGCCGGGCGGAAAACATAACTGGTGGGCGTCCTGGCTGGCGTACCTGATCATCCTGGCGTATGCCTCGGTGCCGTTCCGCTTCTTGTTCGATTTCTATTTCCACGCCCACTGGGCAACCGTCACCATCAACTTAATCATCTGCGCCGCCGTGTTCAGGGCACGGGGTAATGTGGCGCGGCTGTTCTACGTTCTGAGGCCAGAGTGATGCAGACATTAAATACGCAGCGCAAAGCGTTTCTGGATATGCTGGCCTGGTCAGAAGGTACCGACAAGCCTGGACAACCCACCCGCAATCGTGGTTATGACGTGAGTGTGGGTGGTACGCTGTTTACCAGCTATGCGGATCACCCCCGCAAACTGGTTACGCTTAACCCGAAACTAAAATCCACGGCCGCCGGTCGTTATCAGCTCCTGTCCCGCTACTGGGATGCGTACCGCATACAGCTCGGCCTGAATGATTTCTCCCCTGCCAGCCAGGATGCAGTGGCACTGCA